GCCATGGAGTGAACCAACACTCCATGCGTTAGCGCAAAAGCGGCGAAGGAAGGGCCTAGTCCCAATGGTTGGCCTACTGTCCACTTCACTGTGGTACTCGGTGTCTCATGGGTTGTTTTCCATGGGGCCCGAGATAGTGAGGTGAACAAGGAGATGTCCTCCTCCAGGCATCCGATCTCTCGGAGAACCTTGAGTTGAACGTCTAAGGGGAAGTTATTGGTCGCATCGGAAAGATCGATCGAAAACAACTCCTTGCCTTGGGCTAGCTGCGCTTTCAGCCAATCCGTTCCACTGGATTGGTTGTAGGTGCAGTCCCAGTTTACCCTTTGCAAAAGGGTGAACAGTTGTGCCTTCAATCGAGACATCGCCAGTTGATGGCAGATGTTAGGGGCAGCAAAAACCCTCAGTTTGTACCCAGGTTCCTGCGTGCAGCCCAGTGTTCCCACCGGGTCGCGCGTAGTATCCAGGTTCAACGGGGGATGGTACGCAAACATGTCGTCCCAACCTATTCGTGAGTCCACTGGACCCGCGAGTGAGTTGAACGATTGTTTGTACTGTGGGTATTTCTCCCACAGAGCCATCCCTGTGTCACTTTCCACGAAGTGGTCAATGGCACGGTTGATGAAGCTCACAGAGTATCCGTGAGCTACAACAAACTGCTCGACTGTGTTAAGTCCTATCGCTCGATCGACCTTCATCCATGAAGGAATCTTGAGAGAATCAACAACTTCTCTCAGATGTTCTTGATCGGGTTGAGCTCGGGTTGCCGATTCGTGGAATTTCTTCCATTGCTTCGGCGTGACCCGGTCTGCCTTAAAGGTAGAGTATACCATTAAGGCATTCAGGACTCGGGATATGCTCGTCATATCGGAAACTGATACGTCGTTCCATAGAACCCCGAAGGGCCCCTTAGGAACAGGTCCTAGAGCATCCAAACGTGTTGCCACGTAAGGGAGAGTGTAACTCTCACCCGCGATGCGTCGGAGAAATCCCGTTTTGAGTAACTTCAAAC